CTTCAATGTAATTGAGTGAATCATTTTCATGTACTAACTTTTCAATGTCCTGTGCAAACTTTGAAGGGCAAAGGAATTTCTTTTCTAGTACTGCGTTTAGTTCTTTATCCATTACCATGAGACTGGAGATTATTGGAGACAAATTTCTTAATGTACTTTACTAATAGCTTAATATACTCGTCTTTGTTCCTTTTGTCAAATACTTTTACATCTCCTCCTGGGGTTACCATCATAGTAATAAGTTTCTTAACAGGTATACCAGTCAACTCATAATACATACATGCGTATGCAGTTTCTTGTACGAAATAGTTTTCTAACCACTTCTCTGGTTTAATCTTTTCAGAAGTCTTAAAGTCTATGACTGCTAGTTCGCCCTCATATTCAGCAATGCAATCAACACGACCAGCAATGCCAAGATACTCTGAGTAGAGAGTACGTTCGATTGCATGAACATTTTGAATCTTATCAAGGTAAGGTTTAGCATGATGGAACATAAATTGTGTGGCAGGAAGGAAGTTATTCCATTCCAAGTCTTTATTCTCTAAGTAAGCCTGTGCTGCCTCATGGTAATCAGTACCACGAGTAGTTGCTTTCTTAGTAATTCGATTCGCTTCTTCCTCTCCAACTCTCTTACGCCATTTGGCAAAGATGTGTCGATTATAGAAACTAGTAACAGAAGTTATTGAAGGAACCCACTCACCATTGGGGACTTGATAGAGTCTACAACCAGGTGTTTCCTTTTTTTCTAATTCAATGTCACCGAGAAAATTACAATGATCAAAGGTCATAACATACCTAAAGAGTTCTTTGCTAAGATGTATTCTTTAACCAAACCAGAACGAACAATATCATCGATACCGAATTCAATTGTAGCAAAGGATTCCATCATAGAAATAACTTTCATAAAGTCACCTAGGCCAGCACGTTCATGGTTGTTACGAAGATCTGTTTGAACTCCGTCACCTGAGAAAATAATTTTAGTATTATCTCCTACCCTAGTTATTATACTATCTAACTCGTGAAAATTCAAGTTCTGACATTCATCAACTATAACAATTGAATTATCTAATGTAGTTCCTCTAATAAATGAGGTACTCCAGAACGTCATAGTCTCTTGAGTTTTAAGATTACCATAAAGCATTTCAAAGTCTGTATCAGATGGCATCTGAAACATATACTTCACCATCTTCTTGTATGGAACCTGAAAAAGATAAGACTTATCCTCATGATCTCCAGGTAGGAAACCAATTTCACGTGTAGAAACAAGAGAACGAACGATGTAAATCTTTTCGTATGGTGTATCTAAATCAAGGACTTCTTTAAGTGCTTTGTATAGGGCAATAAATGTCTTACCTGTACCAGCACATCCATAAGCAAAAAGATGCTTTCCAGCATCATATTCTTTAAAGAACTTCTCTTGATTGGGTGTAAGAGGGTCAATGTCAACAAGTAAATCAGCATTGATTGGTTTCTTCCTTCTCATTTGCTTAGCAGTCAATCCAACTCCAATGGGGTCATCACCTTTCTTCTTCCTTGGCATACTAATCGTCCCCCTGTGTTGTACCAATACCTTTTTTGGCTAGTCTCGCATTAATGCCTCCAGATTTTTCGGCCTTCTTGAGAACTTCACCCCATCCAGGATTCTTATTAATGAGTTTATCTTTCCATTCACCCACCTCACCAAATCCAGGAAGGGTAGATGGGTCAGAATAATCTCTCAACCAATCTGGATTGTCTTCTGTCCACCGAGTCCAGTCATGAACGCTCATCACGACTTCCTTTTGTTCACCAGTTTTTGTGTTAACTACAGGATAAGTTGCCATAGAAATTAATAATGTGATGTTATTTAGACCCAAGCAAGGGCTTCTGCCACTACTGGGAATTGTTGAGAGAATATTTCCTTACATCCATTTGCAATATCCATATGCTCTTTCTGTGTTCCATGTCCAGAACGTAAGTTAATATAATGTATCCATGACCTTACACTACCAGTCATATAGATTTTAGTAGGAGTAGCAAGAGGTAATACAAACCTAGCAGATTCTTTTGCTATACCATCAGCAAGCATCTTTTTATATAAATTCATACCACACTTAAAATGTCTATCCATTCTCCAGTTATACCATTTCTGTAACAAAGAACCAATGTCATCAATACTATTCTGACGATTCTTTTTATCTTGTCTGCGTAGTTCTGGTAAAGGAATCTCTTCCCCAAGCAGACTACTATCAGCATATCTTTGGGAGAACTCTTGGAAAGTAAAACTCCTATGCCTTAGTATCTGTGCTGCTAATCCTCTAGTAGTTTCAATCTCTAGAGTCATAAATGCTTGCTCAAAGACGGACCAATGCCCATGCTTGATGCAATAACCTAACAAACCACTGACGTTTGGATTGTCTTGGTTCTTTGGGTTGCTCACTCTCGCTACGTACCCCATCATCGTTTCCGCTTCTGGTGTTACGCTCACTAACTTCACGTTCATGTTGTTTTTTTTCAAATTTGAGTCGTTTTCTAAAGATTTTAGCGAATTTTACTTCTTCTTTACTATACAGTTCAGGATGTTCCTTTGCCCTCTTGATGATTAATTTTGCTGCCTTCTTGTCTTTCATACTTACCGTAGTACGCTTTAAAATATGAAACTATTCCATTCGTCGTTGGTTGTTTACTGCACCACTCATCAGCACATTCATAGATGGCTCTATTCTCATGGGTGTTCCCAAAAGTCTTCAGTAATAAAGACAATGCGTATTGTCTAAGCTCACTATCCATCAATCATCCTCAAAAATTTCATCATAATCATGAATTGGTGTAGAATATTCTACTGATTCAGGAATTGGATTTACTCCTAGATCATCAGCATGAACCTCAGACTCTAATGAATCAACTAAGAGTTTAAGATTCCTGACAATTAGTTTTAGTTTCTCTTTGTCCATATGGTATTTATCACTAACATATATTAGCACAAAAAAAGGGGGCCTGCAAGCCCCCTTTAGCGTATCTGTAAGTCAGATGTTATACAGCAACAAGTTTCTTAGAAACTTTAAGTCCACGATACATTAAATCATGGTTACGATGCTGTTGAGCTTCATTAAGTACTTTTTTGTTGTACTCTGAAGTGTCGTACTCGACACCCCGATAGGTGACTTTCGCCATTAGTTTTACTCCTGAAGTAGTAGGGTTTTTAATCCGTTCCTTCAGTCGTTTGCGTCCCAATCACAGTTCTTCTCACTACTGTCTTTGATAGACTGAATAACTTCAGTCCTCACCTCATCTGAAAGTAACGAAGGTCTTATATTAGATATAATTTCCTTTGAATAATCACAGGTGAGTAAAACAGTAGATGCTAGAAGAGGTATCATGGGATGAACGCTCCGTTCCGCGACTTACTTGCAACCCCTAAGGGTCGAACGTTGTGTTAATACTAACACAGTAATACTATATAGTCAAGTAGGTTTGTAACATACGATACAGTTTTCTATTCTTTTAACATTTCATCATGGATAGAACGTGCTGATGCGTTGTGTTCAATCAACTTATTCATCCATACACGTTCTTCTAGTGTAACAGGAACACCATCAGTTGTGATAATCCTGCATAGGATATCAGTGAGTTGAAGTCTGTACTTTGTGCTTAACATGTTCAATTGCTGCTGGTAGTATGGCATATTCTTTTCTTTGAATAGCCTTGGTCAATGATTCCACTGTATCTTCTGGTAGTATAGGAACTTCTCCTTGCATTATTACTTCACCTCCATCTAATTCTTCATTCACATAATGAACTGAGCACCCAGTAACCTTATCACCTGACTCCATTGCCTGTTCAACTGCACTCAATCCTTTATACTTAGGTAGTAATGATGGATGTACATTGATGATAGGAGCAGGGAAAGCAGCAGGATTTTTAATCACTCTCATATATCCAGCAAGGATTATAAGATCAACTCTCCATGTCTCAAATAATTTTATCATATGATCTTCTTCTTTGGCATTAACATAGCAATGGTTTATGCCAAACTTTGCTGCTCTTTTAATAGCACCACATTTCTTTTTGTTATGTATCATTAACACAACTTCATCCTTGTTACAGGTGCGAAGGATGTTCTCGAAGTTTGTTCCGTTGCCAGAACACATAACACCAAGTCTCATTTTGCTTGAGGGCGGGGGTTTGTACGTCGATTAATAATCGTAATAAACTTATCAGCAGCAAAGGTTCCTGCTAAACATACTTCAAGTTCATCTCCATCTTTCCAGTTCTCATCACCATTCATTTTGGTGTGGTTCATAGCCTCTTGGATTTGATCAATAACTTCTTGTGATAATTTCATTGACTCCAATCTTGGTAGGGTGGTTCTTCTTCATCAACACCATGCTTGAAATTTTTAGTATCAAAATATGATGGAGGTAATGGTTTCACATCATCATATGCTCCTGCCATTCTCTTCTTATGTTCACGTTCATCTAACACTTCATTCATTAATATCTTCAACTCTTTAACCATCTCAGGAGTATGTAACCTGCGAGGTTCAATCAACAGAGGTTTATGTGGTTGAATTTTCCAATTCTTATTGTTAGACGGAAGACTCATCCCTTGGGTATCAATCTTTTCAGTCATAAATCATAATGGTTTTCCATATTTATCAAGCAATTTTACTTGATTTAAATTAGACTTCTCCTTCTTCTTAAGTTTCTTATATTCTTTGATGAGTTTATCAACTTCATCCTTAGAAACCTTAACCTTAAGTTTTTCATTATCATGTTTAGTGATACCGAAACCTTCAGCAGCAGACTTCTCTGTGTCATCTATGTAATCATTAATCCCTTCTTGAATTTCATCACGAATGACAGACTCAATCTGTGCTCTTAATTCTTCTTCATTCATCTCTTGGTTCCCTCCGTCTCTTCTTTCTTTTTTTAGGTGGTATTGGTGCAACATTCCAACGATTAGGAGCAACCATTCCGTTAGACTGTTCCATACCTATGAAATTCTTTTGATAATGATCATAGTAATAATCAAATAATTCAGAAGTCTTATCTGCCATTGCAATATCATATTGAATGGCATCATCAACTTTATACCAAGTAAGGTATGCAGTGTATGGCAACTTAGAATTATTATCTTCATCAGGTTTACAGTTCTGATGAATGATTGATATGGAAGGAGTGTAATTGGTATTCAATTTACAACACCTACCTCATACTTAGTACCACCTCTACCACCCCATTCAATGTCAGTATAAGCTTCACCAACAAGGTCTTGTGATAATGTAGAATACTTTGCTACCAATCTATGATCCTTTACAAGGATTAGGATGTGTGCTTCTTCTGGATGAAGTGTCTCAAGAATCTGTATAAAGATAGACTCTCTACGAGTCTTAGAGAGCGATGGATTGCCTCCTTGTATAAAGTTATAGAAATGACGTTGTTCCTGCCTTAGAGACGTATGCTCAGTACCTGCAGGGGCATTGTTAGGTTTGAATGGAACCTCTCCATCTGGTAAAGCAGACTGAACGGTATCATCAAAATTCCAAATCAAAAGAGAAACTAGTGCATCATTACGATGTTCTCTAAGAAGATCAATTTTCTTCTGTCTACCTCTTGTACCATTAACCAAGTCAAGAATCTCTGACTGGAAAGGATTAGGTGGAAGTTTTACTTTAGGAAGAGGTTTCTTAGCCTTAGTCGTCCTCTTCTTCTTCGATCCACTCGCTAGAGTAACCTTCTCCGAAGTCTCCCCCTGTCCCAGGGCGTTTGATGTTGTCGGCATTTTCAAATCTTAGTGCGAAAATTTCATCGGGAATAACATTCCCATGTTGGTCATACATCTCAGGATGTAGATTGTCACGGTGATAAGGATTAGACTTGATAGCATGTGATTGTGCTAACCATCCGATTCCAAATCCAACTAATAAAGAAAGTATACTACTTATAGTAGCAAAAGTCAAGGTGACTATAAGAGTCTCGTTCATCATCCTCCTCTGAGTTATGGTGGTTTCCTTTTAATGTCTAAGGAAAATTCAATGTAGATGTGAAGTTCTCTCTTGAAGAGAGAAACCATCTGTCCAAAAATAAATTGAATTGATCTTGGTTCTCTCCCCTTAATCTGTTTATTGCGGAGCATTAACTCCACGCCTTTATTTATTTCTAATTTAGGCTTTTTTTCTTCCTGGTCTTTTTTCTTGTTCATAACGAACTGCATCCTCTAACATAGTAACCAAATACTTTCTAATTTTACGGGCCTTTGGTTTTGGTATATGACCATAGGCCTCACGTAATTGTTCATGTTCTCTGTCACGTCCTCCTTTAATATATGAATCAAGTTCAGTAATTAAATCACTCAATTCTTTAGTAGTAGAACTGTGAATAAATTCAGTCATATCACGACGCTTTAGTTTTAATCCCTTAGCGAATTGATAGAGGTTTAAAACATAACGATCATTTTGAAAGACTTCATCTATTGCTTTATCGACAGCAATGTAAATGTCCATTAGTTTTCTAGATGTTTTTGCTCACGTAAAAATTTAATTGTATCAGTACACCCACCAACCTTTGTTCCATTAAATGTTACTTGAGGAAAGGTAGCACCTTCTCCATACTCTTCATAGAATGCCTCCTTAGTAAAATTAGTACCCAGTTTGTACACCACGTGTCTTAATTCAGTGAACTCTAATAACTGTACCACCTTATCGCAATAAGGGCAACCGTCTTTAGAATAGACTGCGAAGTTTTGTAGTTCTGACATTTCTATTTGCGTAGGGTTTTTAAGTAAACTAATACTGTGTCTCTCACGGACATCAGTTCATTGAAACATTTTTGATTGTGAGCACATGCACGTAGAGCATTGTCTGGTTTATGTACAGATTCGATATACAAATCTAATCCACGATTCCATTTCTGCTCTTGAGATTCTTCATTGCCAATTGTGTTCTGATCTTTCATTTAATAATAATGTTACAAATGTTATGTATAATTAATGAGGATTATAGAGTCCCAGGTAATAGACAAAAGCACATATGGTAAGTACCATAAGCACTCCGATGAAGTACACCATAGCAATTTTTAAACTTCCCTCAAAGTATAACACTACCAATCGGGATATGTCCACCCCACTGGGTCAATTTTTTTCCGAGTTGAAACAATTCTTCTTACTGTACACACTTTACACTCATACGAATATGACGATGGAAGAGTCCCTCTATCCTTTCTAGTCCTATAGAAACCATCAATAAGATTCTTTATCTCCCCACACTTCTTACACTTCCTATCCTGCAACAGGAGATGACCTAGTGATACCTGCTCATCTATTTCCATTATGAAATCTTTTTGAAATATTTAGATAAAAAAAGACCCTCCCGAAGGAGAGTCTTGCCAATATTCAGGTTCTCTCGGATCATCTTTAGGATCCCACCAGAAGAATTTCATCTGATGCAATCTAACATGTTTGAGAGGCTTGATTTTCATTATCCTATTGCAGGAGCAACTAGTGCAACTTCAGAAGTCTCAGCAGATGCTAAGTCTAATGGGAAGTTGTGAGCGTTACGCTCATGCATAACTTCCATACCTAAGTTCGCTCTATTAAGAACGTCACCCCAAGTAGGAACAACCTTACCTGATGCATCAACAACCGACTGGTTGAAGTTGAATCCGTTCAAGTTGAATGCCATTGTGCATATACCCATAGAGGTTAACCAGATGCAAACAACTGGCCATGATGCTAGGAAGAAGTGAAGACTTCTACTATTGTTGAATGATGCATACTGGAAGATCAATCTACCGAAGTATCCATGAGCAGCAACAATGTTATAAGTCTCTTCTTCTTGTCCGAACTTGTAACCATAGTTCTGTGAATCTAATCCAGTAGTCTCACGGATGAGCGAACTGGTGACCAAGGAACCATGCATAGCACTGAACAAAGCACCTCCAAACATACCAGCCACACCGAGCATGTGGAATGGATGCATGAGGATATTATGTTCCGCTTGGAAGACAAACATAAAGTTGAATGTCCCTGAGATTCCCAACGGCATACCGTCAGAGAATGATCCTTGTCCGAAAGGATAGACCAAGAAGACTGCAAAGGCAGCTGAGACTGGTGCACTATAAGCAACACAAATCCAAGGGCGCATACCCAAACGATAGGACAACTCCCACTGTCTGCCCATGTAGGCACAAATTCCAATAAGGAAGTGGAAGATTACCAATTGATATGGACCACCATTATAGAGCCACTCATCTAGAGTAGCAGCTTCCCAGATGGGATAGAAGTGAAGTCCAATAGCATTGGAGGATGGAACAACAGCACCAGAGATGATGTTATTACCATACATGAATGAACCAGCAACTGGTTCTCTGATTCCATCAATGTCCACAGGTGGAGCAGCGATGAAAGCAATTATAAAACAGGTAGTAGCAGCTAGCAAGCAAGGAACCATCAATACCCCGAACCATCCGAGATATATTCTGTTATTGGTTGAAGTAACCCAATCACAGAATTCAGGCCAGCCTGCTAACAACGAACTGTCTCTCTTTTGAAGAGTAGTCATTTATTAATAGAGCGTTTTTTACTTGTAAGATGAGAGACATAATCCCCGTGGTCTCTGTTGGGGGTAAGTAAGGGGTGGAGTATTCCTGTGAGGGACCACTGAATAGGGGGAACAAGTCCTTGCCACCCAGGTTATTTATTATATACTTTTGTTAAGAAGTAGTCAAGCTTCCTAAATAGATTTTTAAAACTGCAAGGGCAGGATTCGAACCTGCAAGACCCCCCTAAAGAAATCGGACGTTAAACGGACGCCTGTGTTTACCATTTCACCACCTTGCATTGAGTGTCAGCTTAGTGCTGACATAAGACGTTGCATACCAATGCCACCTCCACTTCTAGGAAAGAAGTCGAACTCTAAGAACTCTTCAAGTTCTTTCTCTACTCTTTCCTTACCAAATAATTTGTAAAGTAGTTCAGCATATTGTCCATCAGATATAGTATGGAAGGTCTCACGCATCTGTTCCTTATCAGTACTCCTTTCAGCACTACCAATAGTTTCCATACCACCTATGATAACATCAATCTTCTTACTGGTGTCATCAGCATTCCTTGCCATGTTCCAGAAAGGTGATGTCCACTCAGGAAACTCAGTAATCATACCCCTACCTATTGTTCTTTCATGATCATGATCTAACTCTTTAGTATTGAACTGATTGGTCCAATCTTCATAGCTTTGTATTTGATATTGTTCTAATGGTATACCTAAATGCTCACACAATTCCATTTCCATTTCTCTTAAATCATCTACCCCTCCCTTCATTTCAAACTCAAACATAGGGAAGATGGTTTCATGTCTTCCCTCTACAGGGTTTGGTTCTGCTCTATATGATGTAGAGACACAGAAGAACCCTGCTGCTTCTGGGTTAGAAAGTAATTCATACTCCAACCACATCTGTCCTGTCTGTGGTAGTGGCCATACCTCACCATTATAATTGTAGGTTGCTACTGTCTCAGGATCTTCACAAGCAGCTAGGATACTTAACCTATTTTGAGTGTGGACTTCAAGAAAATTTTTAGACAAAAAAAATGACCTCAATAGGTCAACTGTCTTACTATATTTTTTTGGATCAATCAGAGCAGTCATTATTTCTAGACAAAACTAATTTATTTATAAACTTACTTTCTTGACACAGCAGGAATGTCCCCATCATCGTCTTCATCTTCCCACGGATCTTCTAATTTATTTTGCAAATCATTTATTCTTTCCTGCAATTCATTATAATCTTCTAGGTCACAACTCTTTGGCTCAAAGGTAACACCCATCAATTCTTCACCAGGTTCTACACCTTCCATCTCTGGATGAACTCTCTTTGTTACTTGAGTAGTCCAAGTACCAGCATTATAATCCCTGACAGGTTTAGACCACCCCCTTGCTATGGAACGTATAGCCCATACTAAAAGAAGTAACCATGTGATTGTAAAAACTATGTCTGTAATTGGATTCATTTTGGTAAGCTACCTCCCTCATACAAATCTTTAATAGGAAAAGTAACCATCTTCTCCCACGGAGAATAATTATCAAACAGAACAGCAGCTTTATCACCACTAATCCTTTGAATAAATCCCACATATCCCCAATATATTGAGGTAGAATTTTTAACTGTCACTGTAGTTCCTGGTAAAATCATATCTTTGGAATATATCCTTTTGCTTGTTGAACTAAAGGAAGTACTTCAGTCTCAACTTTCTCAGCAATTTTATCTACTATACTTATATCTATATCAGCAAAGGGTGGAATGATACCAAGTAACCTTAACAATCCATCTACAAATAATGCAAGACACAACCCACCCAGAATCATACTAATAATTGTTGCCTTGAAGTTATGCTCTGCCATAGATGCTTCATCAATTGCACGTGCTTCTTCCAGAGCAGAAGCAACCATAGCATCAACTTCTGCTTTAGTATAAAAATCTCCTATTATAGGGATGTCGTGCTTGTCCATACTTTATTATATGCAAAATGAGTATAGCATATGTCCTATATTTATACCAGTATCATTAAAGACAATGTTAAGATTGCTAAATAAAACACGGTTTAGTGTCACTACATGAAAAGATTCTTACCTATTGTAATGTTATTGATGACTGGTGCAATGGTAGCACCATCAGCTAAGGCTGATATCACATCAAGAATGACTTCTAGTGTTCAGCTAACAGTCAATTCCGCTGCAACACAAATGAATAGAATTGGATCTTCATTTAGTATCACAGGAAATAATGTCGATACAACTGATGGAACCACTGCTAATACAATTAGTGCTGGTACTATAAGTTCAGGTGTATATGCTCCTGGTACTATTGCAGCAGTACAGGATGACCCAGGCGAATCATTTAGCTTCACTCAGGCTTATACTCAAGCTGATGCAATTGATACGACTGGACCTGACATAGGTGATGTTTCAGCATACGGTGATCAGTTGTCTACTGCTGCTGGAACTGCAGGAAGCTTAGCTGGTACGGTAACAAGTCAAGGTGGTTTGACAGTAACCGCTGGCGGAGCTGGCACATCGGCTACTGGACAATTTGTAACTGAGCTACAAATTAACTAGGAAACTAGGTTATGAAAAGGCTTATAACTATACTAGTACTATTAGGTAGTGCGGGTGCTGCAAGAGCAGTCCCCGTGGTGCCGAATTTTCAACAAGGCTCAATGACGAGCCACACCGAAACTGAATCTACAGTTACGGAAACTATAAACTCAATTGATTTTAGGACAGGATGGGAATACTCGGTGACCGGGGTAGGCGTCGACAACAACGGTGCAGCATTGAACCCAGGAACAACAACATCAACAGTACAAGTCTCCCCAAGCGTGGGAACAGGCGAAGACGCAGTAACAGGAACAGTAACTTCTTCCTTCGATGCCTTAGACATGTCAGCACAAAACAATTTTACAATCCACGAACCTGGAGCAGCCTTTCAATTTACTCAAAGCTATTCTGGACCAGGGATGACGAATCAAACGGTAATACAACGCGTAACAGAAATAATAAGCGTCACCGACACAACAAGTACATTTACCCAGTAAGTACATTAGTACTATCATTATTATCTCCAACAGTTTCTTTAGCACAAGGAGTAGGTGGTGTTAGTGCTACTGCTAATCCGATAGCCAATAGTAGCGGCTCAGTAACGAAC